GAGCTCGTTCAATGGCTTCAATAAAGTCATCCTTATCACCTTCAATGCTTATGATTTCGGTTATTTTTTTCGGCTTGATGTGGCTGACATAGTTCTTAAACAGCTCATTGTTGGACACAATTCTGCCTTCTTGATCAGTCACCACATAGAAAAGGTCAATCGAATGTTCTAGGATGAAGAGCGAAGACATGAAGAGAGTTCGCTATATAGATTGTTCCAGGCAGACATCGAGCTCCATGCCCATTGCGCTGTGAGATAAATTGTAAAAGTCAACAGCATGCCCATCACTGGTGCATCCATTGTCGGCTGATATTCGCGGAACTCAGTGCGAGGCTTGATGATAATCTTCTGCTCTGCCTTGGGCTTGACCAAGAATGCAGATGTGCTTGGTTGAATTGTATCGCTTGCGTAGAATTGTTGCATCGGCTTTGGCTCTGGCACTGGCTCATCGGCAGCAATCTCGAAAGTTTGCCCCCATTGATTAGTGCAATATTGCTTGCCAAAGATAGTGAAATTCTCCATCGATTGGTATACTATCTGCGGCTCGATGTGAATTGTGTGGTGATGCGTATGGACTTTACAGCCAAGACCTACCACGCAACCTTCATCGATTGTAGTATACACTGAGTCTCTTCCGTCATCCATTGTCATTTGCTTTAGGTATGTATCCTGCGGCCACCATAGCTGCAACAATGGCTGCAAGTGTCTCTGTTGTTATCTGCTTAAAGATAAGCGCGAACACAGAACTAAGAATCACCAATGAGCCAATCGTTGGCCTCCAGTGCTTAATAATAATGTCAAGCACTTGCCTTGGTTTGCTGACTCTTCTTGCGGCCATAATTATCAAACGATTGGAGTGAAATATAGTTGCGCCTCTTTCTTCCGCCTTCTTACAAGTCCGGTTGAAACCTCGCCGCCTGCCCTGTTCCACTTAAGGAACTCAGCTGCAATCTTCGGATCGTTTGGGTTGGCTTTGATGAACCTGAGTAGCTGCGACTTAGCAAGGTTATCTGCACCTAGGTTGAAGCAGAAGCTTACAATCGCATCGAATTGATTCTGATTCACCTTGGTAGTATTAAGCAATCCAATCACGCTGCCCTCAAACTCCTTAAGGTGATCCTTGAGAAGTTGCGCCGCCTGTGCATTGGTGATTGTCTGCCCGAGCTTCACCTTGCTGCCATCTGCATAGTATGTTGCGCCGTAGCCAATGGTCGGCACTCCTGCGCTGCATAGGTAGGAAGTTAAACGCAAGCCTTCAAACTCCTGAATGAGTCGGATGCCGTTGTTAGAGGATTTCATATTGGAATTGTAATGTGCAGTAATCCATTGCTATTGCTTGAGTTAATGTTTCAAGCTCAACTAAGCAAGTGTTGTTGGTTGTTTCGGCTCTAATATCAAGCAATTCAATCTCTGCTAATGTACCAGGGCCAAATGAATATTGCATCAATCCAAATAGCTGCTTTGCATTTGTGAAATTAGATGCCACTGGTAGCGATAACTCAAATGCTCCAGTATCTTGGGCAGTATCTAATAAAATTGATAACTGAATTGAAACTGTTGCAATGTTTCCAACTCTGATGAAGTTTGCAGAGTTAACTGTTACAACAATGCCATTCACCTCTCCGCTGATTGTCGGAGTGTAGCTGCCACTTGACAAGATGTTTCCCAATTCAATCTGCTTGGATGTCCCTTGCGGAGATTGCGATGTGTCGCTGATATCAACGATGTACAACAAGTCTTCTGCAACCGGTGCAGTCAATGTACCTAAGTCTGTAATTTTTACGCCTGCCATGATGTTAGTTATTTGTTATGTAGTTAAGTGCCTTGGTTGAATTTGTAAACTTGATGCCGTTAAAAGTGAACTGATTAACATTGATAAGGAACACACCCACGTTAGTGCCCAAGTGAATGCAGTTGTCATCAACCACTTCGCAGGATTCCACTTGCGATGCAATCGCACCAATCACCGATGAATAGAAGGTGACAAAGCCGTCTTTGAGAGTTATGTCTATCATATAATTGTCATTGATATTAGTGAGATTAAAGAGGAGTCTGTTGCATTAGTATTTTGAACTGCACCGATAATGTACTTATCAGTAGTCCAATCGACTGCAATAGTTGAGAAGGTAGTATTTTGGTAATCTGTTGCGACATTGGTAACAGCAGTAGACATCATCTCTGTATTAGTAGTGGCATTTTTTACAACTCCTGTTCTTATCATTTGCTGACCAAATGCACCCGTTTGTCCACCAACATATACACCAAGTAAAACAGCACCCGTCAAGTTGTTTGCCGAGTTAGCATAGATACGAATCGTGTAGGTGTTAGCTGCTCCCGTCTTGCGGCCTCTGAGTTTAAACTCGAGAACACTGCCTGCTACTACTGAGTTGGCAGGAACAAGCACCGATTGACTGAATGTGTTAGCAGTTCCACTTGATGCAGCTCCATCGGTTGTGCTTTTGTATACTCCCAATGATGCAATGGTGATGTTGCCACTGCCAAGCAATGATGTCGAGTTGATGGTCTTGATGTTTGTGCCGCTTACCAGTGCAGCTTGCTTAGCATCGAATGCCGTCCAATCAGCTTTGCTCAATGCTCCTCTATTGGATGCACTTGCAGTTGGTAGGTTGAATGTATGAGTAGCACTTGTGGAGTTAATCGCAAAGTCAGTGCCTGCCGTTCCAACTGCGAGCAGCTGAGTCTGATTAGTTAATCCATTAAGCGACGTTAAGCCAGTGGAAAATGTTGTAATTATCTGACTCAAGTGATTGTCCTCTGTGTGCAATGTTATTGTGCGACCGCTATGAGTTACATAAATGCGTACTGCAATTCTATCTGTTGCAGCAAGAGTTGTCTGTGGTACTGTTAAGGCTGTAATGTATAAATCAATCGTAGTGCCCGAAGTGATGCCTTCAGGTGCAGTTGAGCTTGATGCAATCAATGTCAATGCAGCCCCATCCCACTTGTAAAGTTCAATGTAGAATGATGGATTACCTCCGCTGCTTGATGCGCTAAAGTAAGTTTCAAAGTTCCAATTGCCAGCAGGAATCTCCAACTGATTCGGGTCATTGGCATCGGTTATGAATGATTGAATATAGCCATCTGCATTGATAGTGAAATCCGTACCGACTCCAATGACTGGCACTTTGTTAATCTCACGCATTGCAACACCGCCAAAAGTACCTTGAGCAACTGAGCCGTTGAGGTAGTAGTTAACACTTGCACCTCCGCCTCCTGATGTCGGGAAGTTAGCAAGCTGCCCATCGCCTCTGATGTATTGCGTTGCAAGCCCTGCCGCTGCAACTGCTAATGTTCCGCTCGATGTCACAGGGTTTCCAGTGACAGAGAATGCAGGAGGCATCGTAAGGTCGACCGATGTAACAGTGCCCGTTGGTATTGCAGGGAATGGAGTCGGTGTTCCTAAGCCATCTAAGTAGTCTGTGCTTAATCCTGTTGGCACATTAAACTTCCCATCGAAGGTGTTCCAATCGGTTGAGCTCAAGTATCCATCAGTGCTTCCATCTGCTTGGCTTATGCTGATGTCGGGCGTTGTTCCTCCGCTTGATGAGATTGGTGCTGTTGCTGTCACATCTTCCACAATGGTTGCAGGAAGCACTGGAATTGTCGGCTTGTTTAGAATCTGATTGTTGCCGCTTGTTGCATTCCAATCTGAAGGTCTTTCAATGGTTTGAAACCCTGCGCCAAGATTAGTCCAGTAGGTAGCATTGGTTGGTAGTATCGAATCATTAGCAGCAATACATCGGTAGATGTTGCCATTATACCATACTACATTGCCTATTTGATATTGATTGCCTGTTGATGCAAGATGATCAGTTGAGAATGCAATGGCAGTCATAATACCACCACCGCCGCCACCTCCAACTGCCACCAATGGATCGGCTTCTGTTCCGTTGCCGGTAATGGTAACACCATCAACAGCAACCTCCGTCAAGCAAGGAACGCAAGCAGGAAGATCCGGTAGTGGAATGTCTCCTGTTGCACAAATGTCATAGCAGCCATCTTCAGTGCTTGTAATCACTTGAATGTCGAAATCAACAGTGACACATGCCCACTCGTAGTTGGCTGTTAATGTCTTTATCTCGTTGATATAACCGCTCGGAATTACCTCGTAGTTAATCACTCCGATGCTCTGCTTGAAGAGTGGATCAGTGCCACTTGTAATCTTGTAAATTCTTGAAGCAAGCCAGTCCTGAGCATCATCGCCATCGCATGGCAGATGGCTCTTGCGGACCACTGCATAAGCTGTCAGCGGAAAGCTTGTAACATACAACTGCTTGCAGCCGCTCATCTTATAGGCATCTGTCTTGGCAACGGTTACCTTGCCACGCTTTGCCCAAAACAAAGTGCCCTGCTTTGCATCGAAGTTGGTAACAACCTCAGCCTGCCCATTGCCGATGTAATGCACCCAAGCTTTTTCGTTGCCGTTAGCGTTAAGCTCGCAAAGTCCAAACTGCTTGTCGAAGATATTCGCAACTTCAATGCGTTGGTTTAAACGCTCAATGATGGTTCTTAATAAGTTCATGGTTTGCTTATCTGATTTGAGA